TTCTGCTAAAAAGCCCTTGGCTGTAACGCCATAGGCGCCGATTTCATCATAAATCAGCACTTCAATGCGCGCCTCGGGCGCTTCAGATGTGCAAGCACGGATCGTGTACCACGATTTCATAAGAAAATCCTTCTGTGATTACGGTGTTTAGCTATCCTCGGATCGTCCGAGAAAAGATCCTGTCTCAACGCGCGCAGCAGGTGTTGCCCGTGCACCTTGCGTTTCGGCAGGGCTTGCCCGATAGCTCAAGCCTAACGCATTCACGCGCCCTGCATCCGAGGCGTTCTCTCGATCCACCTCTTCAATGTCATAGCCCGTCGCCTCAACAACCTTGCGCCGCGATGTGATGCCAGCCTCCATCGCTAAGACCTGCGCCTGAATATCTTTCAACGGGTCAACCCAATCCCAACGTGGCGGGATCCATTGAACCGAGCGCAAGCGCCGCGCATTCCCCTCAAGCGCTCCTGACACCAAAGCCACCTCCAACCATCGCTGCCACACAGGCCGACACAATTGATGCGCCATGACCCCATGCTGCATTTGCCCAATACGGCGACGAAACTCGACAAGTTCTGCCCGCAAGCTGGAATAGTTTGCTTGCCGAACATCGCCAGTGACGAGGTGATACGGCAGGCCTAATGAGGCTGAGACCGCTAAGAGCGTGCGGTACTGAAACGCCTCATATCCCCCGCCGACATCTGCTGGACTAGAAAAGCGCACATCTTCTCCAGGCAAAAGAACCTGCAAGGTGCCAGGCTCGAGGCTTGCAAGTGAGGCCCCGTCTTCGTCAGCGCTCCCCTCGCCCATCATCGGATCTTCGGGCGCTGTTTTGGTAATGAATCCTGCAAACATCGCCGCTGTCTTTTTGCGATCAAGTTCTGCATCATCATATTGATCGAGCAAAAAAAGCCGCACCATCGCCGGTGCAATATGCGGCAACCCCCGAATTTGACCCGCATCAATTGGTCGATAAATATGCAAAACCTCCTCAGCAGGCACTCGGACAGTCTCCGCAACAGAGCTCCGCTGATCTGTGCTGTCTCCAGGATGACGCGTCCGAAAGTGGTATGCCACCCGCCGCCCGATCAGGTCGAACTCAATCCCACAGCGAATGCGATTGCCGTTCGCATCAGTTCCGGTTTTTTCAAAGGGCAGCATCTCAGCTTGGAGCAACTGCAACTGCAGAGGCACCAAAAGCCCATCCTCCGCACGCCGCGGGCGCAAACGCACAAAGCATTCACCTGCAACGAACATTTCTCGCGCAACCATGGCTTGAAGACCATAAAAGTCAGTCAATCCATCTGCGTCGGCTTCATCCGTCCAAGCAAGCCAAAGTTTTTGTACCTGATCCCGTAAATCAGACTCCTCAATCAGTGATGACGGCTTAATGCCATCCCCAACGAGATTTGCGGCGAACGCCTCACAGGCATTGGCTGCATAGCCATTGCTCACCACCAGCTCGCGCGCGCGTGCAAGCAGTCTTGGTCCGCCACTGGCAACCAAAGCATTGATATTCTCAAGGGGCGGGTTCCAGCCCCGCAAACGCCGTTTTGCCATTGCGCCCTCAAGGCGCGCTTGCATAGTCTCAGCCCGAACCCGCTTAGATTTCCAAAATTTGTCAAAAAATGCCATGTGCGCTAAAGACCTTTGGAGGACATCACACGGACCTGGCGGACCATGCGCCGCCCCGCCGCACCTGCGATCTCACGCTCAAGCGCCTCTAAGGCGCGGTCGATTTCGCCAACAGAGCGGTAGTCAATCGTCTTGCCGTCATAACTCACGCGCGCCACGCCAGAGGCACGCTGTGCCCTCAAGCTTTCTTGGCGGCGTTGCAATGTCGCTAAGTCCGCCATGTTCGTACCTCTACACCATTGACTTATACGCCATTGGCGTACATATTTAAGTATGACAATTATAACCGTCGCCGAAACAGAAGAGTTTCAACGTAAGGCGCGCGCTCTGTTGAGTGAGGAGGAACGCACAGAACTCATAGATTTCATCGCGCGCAACCCAACAGCAGGCGTTGCCATAGGCGGCGGCGTTCGAAAATTTCGGTATGCGCGCAAAGGTGGTGGGAAAAGCGGTGGCTACAGGGTCATACATTTTTACAGTGGAGAAGAAACTGTTCCTATTTTCCTCATCACAATCTTTGCCAAAAACGAGAAAGTTAATTTGACAACACCAGAGACAGAAATCGTTAAATCTCTCGGCAAAGCACTCGCCGATCGTTACAGGAGCAAACCATGACTGATGTTTTCAAAAGTATTGAACAAGGGCTAAAAGAAGCCATCGCACATGCGAACGCATCTCGTGAAACAGTCAAAATCCATGAGATACATATTCCCGACACGAATGTTCAAGATATCCGTGCACGCACTGGCCTGTCTCAGTCCGAATTTGCAAAAAGCATCGGTGTAAAAAAGTCAACGCTTCTAAACTGGGAGCAACAACGACGCTCGCCTGATGGTCCCGCGCGCGTCCTTCTAGCCCTCATCGATAAAGATCCAACAATTGTACAACGAACCCTCAGCACATAATTACCCCATATAATTTGACTTCATCACACGGCGCTGTGGCCCTTTGCGTCCTCTCAATACCGTCGGTTTGATCTGTGCTTGGGCCTCCGCGTCAGGATCGAATTCTGAAGCCAATTCCTCCCACCTTGCATCGGACCAACGATCTGCACCAAGGATCCAAGCCGCAGCGCGCGCATAGACGCGACAATCAAGAGCTTCATTGCGTTCACGTAGCTTTTGCCATTCGAGTTTCGCAAAGCCACGCTTGTTCTTCACTGTAACCAACTGCTCAGCCGTCAGTTGCTTCAGCCACTCTGCATCAACCCAGCCCGGCAGATGAATAAAGCCGGGAGGATACTTTTCCCCATCCGCCGGGCTGGTGACATCCGGCGGATCAAGCCGCAGGAAGCGATAGGTCTCAGCTTTAAACGTCGATGTTGCTACAGTCCAAAGCCGTGCACCGCGGCGCAGACGCTTGCCTGCAATGGTCGCATCAACAAATGTTGGCCCTGTAACAGGGCTCGCTCGATTAAAACCTTCAAGGCCTTTGATCGGCGCCACCTGTCCAAAGCCCACTTGCCGCGCCCAAGCGTAAACGGCCGCGGTCTCATACCCCGTATCAATCGCAAGTCTTGCGATGCTCATTGGTACGCCACTTGTATGATCCCATGTCCGGCCAAGAAGGTCAGAGAGTTTCTGCCAGCATGCAGGATCGCCGGGGCCACCCTCAATGACGATATGATCAATGAGCCAGCTTTGTAAGCCCCTGCCCCAAGCCCAGACATCAACCTCAATCCGGTCTTTTTGCACATCAGCCCCTGCGGTCAAAAACAAACCACCCGTCGGTACTGTACCTGCGCGCCAATCTTCTTTGAGACCCTGCAGGCGTTGCCAATCCGGCGCCTCGCCACTTTCCATCCAAGTTTCGCCTAGAGAGGTATTGACGAAGGTTTTCATCGTCTCATCTCCACCGGCGCGCGCCGACAGAAACGCCTTGGCCATGGCCTCCAGCCGCACCCACGGCGAATAGATTTCGTTTAAATGGAACCCAGCTGTACCAGTGAACGGAGCCTCCGCAATCCAGCACCCTTTTGAGATGGCCGCCCATCGAGTTTCATCCGACCAAGGTACGTCACAGTCCGCACAGTGGTAGCGCGCGGTTTCTGGACGATGACCGCCGTCCTCATCCTTGTCCCATTTGACCTGTCCCCAGGTCAGGATTTGTTCATGCCCGCAATCGGGGCAAGGCACCCAATACCGACGCTGGTCACTTTCCTCAAATGCCGCCTCAATCCGGCTCGCGCCTTTGTTCGTGGGCGTCGAAACCAGCACAATCTTGCGGTTCCAGAACGTTACAGTCCGCTTTTTAGCTAAGTTCACAGGGTCGCCCTCTGCGCCAGCACTAAAGGGATAGCGATCAACCTCATCACACAGCAGCAATCGGATCGGGCGGCTTGCAAGACCCGAGGGCGCATTCGCGCCCACAATCGTCAGGTGCCCACCCGGGAACCGTTTATGCAGGATCTTGTTGTTTCCATCCCGCGATTTCGGATTGCCGATTTTATCCTGTAAACAGGGGGTATCGCGCGCCATAGGCGAAAAGCGATCTTTCGACCAAGTCTCTGCGTCCCGCTCAGTAGGCATCACCACCATGATCGGTGCCGGATCCTGGTCAATGTGGTAACCGACGGCGTTGTTGACCATTTCCGTGTTATGGGTCGGGATCATGGTGCCACCGGCCAAATACAAACGGTTCGGACTGTCCACCTGAATACAGCGCACAGGCATGCTCTCAACCGGCTCGACAGCGACAATGCGACGACGTTCGGTTTCCGTCGTCCTCCGCCCCTCTCGGGAGACCTGACGCATGCGCTTTCGCGTCAAGCGAAACACCGGCATATCGTCATAGATCATGAATGAAAATCGCGTCGCCGGGTTTCCGAAACGCCGCTCACCCTCAATCACCACCGTCGGCTGCTTATCCACGGCAGAGAACTTGATACCCAAGGAGGCTAGAAGTTCGCCAAAGCCATCCGCTAATCGTCGATGAATGGTAATGAACTCGCAGCGACCGCATTCAGCGATATACCCATCCGTGTCCATTAGCCCCTGTAGAAGGGCGAGGCGCTGTTCTATCGAGGCGCGCAGGTAGAAGGACGGAATGTGTTTACCGGTCTTGGGCGTCTTGCGATCCTTGACCAACCCCATGTCCCGAAGACGCAGGCTGAACGGCTTTCCCTCTTCCAGAACAGGATCAACTGCCGAGCCGTTTTTCGACGCCAGCGAGAACTGTCGCCCGCATTCCGCACATTGCCCATTCCCATGGCGCCCGAGCACATCCATGTCATGACCGCGTCGGCACAAGTTGTCCGGCCAAAGCAGCTTGGGCTTCAATGTTAGGATGTGCGGAACCCGCTTATCCTTCGACTTCACCTCAACAATCATACCGCAGGCGCGGAGATGATCAGCGATTTCGAGATCATCCTGATGACAGGTGATTTGTGAGCCGTAGCTGTGGCCATCCCCCAACCAAACGCCCAAGACATATGGCGGGATTGGCAGCATCCGTTCTGGAAGTTGAAGAGCACCAGCCACAGGAATGGCATATCGGTTTCTTTTCTTCGCGCCATAATAATGGGCCGTTTCAGCAATCTCCTTGGTTGTCAGAACCGCTCGCTGGATCGTCATGGAACAAATCCTTCACTGCGTTTTGAGTACGCACTGGTGTGTCACTGTCGACCGCCCAGAGGTGATCGGCATCTGCGATGATCGAACTCCCGTCTGAAAACCGCACTCGGTAACAGCGTCGATCCAACATCACGCCTGTGGCTCCTGTGACCTGACAAGGCGCGCCAGTTTCATCAAAGAGGACATCGCCAACTTGTACATCGCCCATCGTGGTCCAACCCGATGGTGTGGCGAGCGGTGTCTCGAGTGCAAGCGCCTTGCCCACCTGTGAACTGGACATGATCACAACGGTTTCGGTCGCCGCATCCGAGATTGCTTCCATTATCCCACGTTGATACTCAGCGCGACTCGTGCGCCACCCGCCCGGCTCAGAACTTGCCTCAGAGCTTAGTCGTCGATTTTGATCTGCCCAATCACTGACGGTTAAGTCTGGTGGCGGTTTCAGAACTGCGAGGGCCTTCGACACCGTCTGCTTCAGGATCGGCGAGCCCGTTAATCTCAGAGTCGGTTTCAAAGTCAATATCTGGTTCTGCGAGATCATCAAGCACCTCGCGGATCGCCGCGCGGATCAAAGTCCGTGTATCTCCGACGGTGGGTTGTTCAAAAGCTTGTGGCGCCAGCCTGTCCGGCAGTGCCAGCATGCGCGTCCTAAGAAGTGTAAGGACCGCAATCCAAGCCGCTTCAATTTGCTCCGCCGCAATCACCGACCCACGCTTTTCTTCGGCTTCCATTTCAGCGAGATCAGCGCGCGCCCGAATGAAGCGCGCACGTTCAGCGGCATAATCTGGCGCCCCCGCCTGCGCCTTCAGCGCCTGGTCACGCAGGTAGCGTACGTACCCCCTGACAGAGCCGATCAGGTCATATTGTCCGCGCTCTGCTTTTGGGATCACCCCTTCTCGGCTTAATTGCTGGATCCGGCGTTCTGAGAGATCAAGGAGCCGCGCGATCACTCCAATGGGCTGGATTGCCGACGACATAAAATAACCTCAAGGGTTCGAATAAACATATTGCACACGCAAAAGAAAGAGAGCTCATCCAAAGGCCATCAAACATTATGTGCGCAACCATCGTGAGATGGCGAAGGAGTTTCTCAGCGTGAGAACCGAGATATGGGTTTCTGCCAAGGCCTCCGAAAAAGCAGGAGCGTGTCAGGCAAGTGCTGCCCGGATTTGCGCCTGCGTGAGGCCAAACTGGCGTGCCAAAACGCTCGGTTTCACCCCTGCTTTGATCGACGAGCGGATGAGATTGATCTGAGACTGCGTTAAAGCGCTGATCACGTCCGGATCTGCCTTCCGACGACTGACACGTCCCTTTTCTGGCTCTGGTTGTGCCGCAAATAACAGCCCCCGACGTTGAGCTTCACTGTTCACAGTTTCAAAGAGCCGCTTCAGCTCGCCATCGCTGAGATACTTAAGCGCAACATCGAGATCATGTGGCAGCAAACGTCGTTCTGGGCGACGGGGATCCTCTGTCCCGAGCCCCTGTTGCGCCTGGTCCCAAAGCGACTTTTCTTGCTCATTTTGCTTCGCCATGTGCGATAGCTTAACTGAGTACCACCTGGGCAACAAGCCTTGAGCTGCTGGCTACTCGCCGACTAAACAGCTCTGATTTAACCACACAACTGCATGGTGCGTCTTACCCCGCTCTGGCGACATCAACTGTGCAATCTTAAGCGCTGAATGGACTTTGCGGTGGAACCTGTAGTGGCGCACACATTCTTGCTTTGATCACGTAATTCTAAAAAAGACGAATGCCGTTCTGCTCACATCGATGCAAACAATCGGCGCAAAAGATAACTTCGGATCATAGAAACACCAACAAAAGCCACGCCGATAGCCATATGTTCGCCAAGTGCGGCCTCAAGGCCAAACATCGGAAAAACCAAAATCTGCGTCATAACAGCGACGCCGTAGCCAACGATGACGTTGGTGATCGCTTCGATCAGCGACATGAGGCGCGACTGTTTCATGCGGCCTCACGCTCCGCCCTCAGAGTATCAAAGGTCGTATCGCCCCCGTCCAGAATGGCCTGCTTGCCAGTGAACTCTTGCCAACGACGCACAATGACATCGACGTATTTCGGATCGAGCTCTATTAGCGAAGCATGGCGACCCGTCTTTTCCGCTGCGATTAGCGTTGTGCCGCTGCCCCCAAAAGGATCGAAAACAAGATCACCTTTACGGCTTGAGTTTCGGATAGCGCGCTCGACCAATGCCACCGGCTTCATGGTGGGATGCAGGTCATTCTTTGATGGCCTTTGGATTGTCCAAACATCCCCTTGGTCTCGATCGCCGCACCAATGGCGTTTCACACCTTCAGGCCAGCCATAGAGGATCGGCTCATATTGCCGCTGGTAGTCAGCACGGCCCAAAGTAAATCGGTCCTTTGCCCAGATGATGAAGGTTGACCAATGACCGCCTGCTGCTTTGAACGCTGCTTGTAGTGTCTGCAACTCGCTTGAAGACATGCAGATGTAAATAGCGCCTTCGGTGTGGGTGTTGATCAGTACGCAGGCATCATAGAGAAACCGACCGAATGCATCTCCTAGCGCATCGTTCTTGATGCGACGACCCTTCCCTGCCTTTTCAGCTCCGACCCCTCCAGCATAATCGACGTTGTAGGGTGGATCGCAAAAACAGAGATCGGCCTTCACGCCGTTCAGCACTCTCGCGACATCCGTGGCGACCGTGCTGTCGCCGCAAAGGAGACGGTGGTTACCAAGGATCCAGAGATCGCCCGGACGGCTTACAGGTTCCTCCGGGGTGTCCGGGATATCGTCTTCACCGTCCTGCGGACCTGTTCCTTCTTCAAGGCTCGACATGAGT